CTTTGGCGGATACATGCCATTCGCCTTCTTTTGTTTTTATGGCGTAAATCCCTTCAAGAGAAATGTTATTTTTCTCAAGAGTTTCAATGGCTGTTTTAAAGGGCAATAGATTTTCTTTTGCAGGCAGTTTCAAAAGACAATCAAAATCTCTCCGTTTTTCTTTAAGTGCGAGAATGAGACAATTTTTTTGTTCTAATTCATATTCAATTAAAACAGGATCGTCATACGATTCAGCAATAACGTATTTCTCTATTTTTTCTAAATCTGTTTCAGTGGTAACATGAACAGTTATCCACGTCGTATCTTCAAGCGCAACAATAGCTCGCTTTGTTCCGGGTGCCGATATCATTGACAAGGGAGCTTTCAAATGCTCTTTGCCTCCATGTTCAGTTACCACCATCACTTCCCCTTTCATAAGAAAATTAGGATGAGAGTGGCGATGTATTTTTCCTGTCAACACAAACCCTTTGGGAATAAATATCTCTCTTACATAGACGCCTTCAGCAAACGTGTGCTTAAGAGGCATATCAGGCGAATCTCCGAAAGTAGCTCCGGGAATTTTTCCTAGAATAGTTTCAAACTCGAGAATTTTCTTTCTAGTGTCTCCCTTTTTTTCGAGTGAAGTTAACTCGTCAAGAATGATTGCAGTATTTCCGGCATCCATAAATTTCTCCAGTTAAATTAAATTTTTATGCCGGCAAAGTGCCGTATTTTTATTGTGTTTTGAAACATAACGCCGCCATTGGAATCCCTGCCGGATTAACGACAGAAGAACCTGAAAGATGAAAATTTGTAGCGTCAGCAGTTGAAATATAACTCGTAGAAGTCCCGCCGCTAAACTGTCTTGCGACGCCGCCTGTCATCCCGCTTGTCCAAATTATAGGGGTTTCTGTCGTTGAATCTAGCCTGACAATCACAATCACGCTCGGAGTAGTACCCATTCCATGGGCAATATCCCGGCTACTAAGCCCATCTCCTGTATAAGAAACCATTCTAAATAAACTTGTTGATAGTGCTGTCCCGCCAACTGATATCCCCAACGGCCCACCAGTTAATTTTGAAATTGCAACATCATTAATCATGGCGTTAATAATCCCAAGCGCTTTAACTCGAAGCGTATCAGAGTTAATTTCAATAGAAGAACTATCAACATTCACAGATAATGCTGCACCTCCTCCGCCAGCCAATCCATTCCCAGCTACTGCTGCAGCTATTTTTGCCGCTGTAACAGCATTATCCGCTATTTGCGCAGTTGTTAAAGTTCCTGTAATTTTTGTCGATGCAACATCATTAATTTTCGCATCTGTAATAGCTAAAGCGGCAACTTTTGCCGTGGTAATAGCGAGGTCATTTACTTTAGCAGTAGTAACAGCAAGATCTGTAACTTTTCCCGTGGTAACGGCAAGATCATCAATCTTTGCCGTGGTAACGGCAAGGGTATTTATCTTCCCCGTCGTTACTGCGAGATCATTAATTTTTGATGTGGTAATGGCAAGAAGAGGAACGAGGTCATATGCCGTCCAGGCTGAACCGCTGTAGTACTCAAGTTGAAATAATTCCGTATTAAAATAAAGTTCGCCCGTGGAAGGAGGGGTGGGACGGCCAGCAGTATTTCCCCTTTTTCCTGTCCACTTGAATACAGGATTTGCCGTATCTGACCCTGGGAACACTCCTTCTTCACTTAAAGCATCAGCTAAGTCAGCCTTTAACTCCCGAATAACATTATCTCCGTCCGATATTAAATCTGTCCCTGCAGGTACATTCGCATTCCAAGTCATTTTAGTCTCCTTTATTTCCTCATTTCTCTTCGAGAAGCGTCAATTTGATATTTCTTTATTGAAAAAACTTCTTCTGAAGTGCTATTCACAAACTTAAATCTAATTTTCGAGCTGACTACATCGAAATAAAGAATTTCAGGTACATCATCTCCGGGGTAATCATCAGTCAGCGTGGAAGTTTTAATTGCTGTCCAAGTTGTTCCGGAATCAATCGAATAATAACTCGAAACCGTGTCCCCTTTTGCCCATAACTGAATTCCTTTCCATCTCAGCATCACGTCGATATCTGAAATCCCATAATCTTCTCCGACAAAATCTTTAGTTTCCCATATCGATTCATAAGCAACCATGTTGTCGTCATACGTTTGAGAAGTACGATTTTGAGTATTTCCCGAAGAATCTCCAAAAATTACGACAGGATTTAAAACAAGCGATAATTCATTTGACCACCTTAATAAAGAAGCGTTCCATGTGCCTACAATATCATCCCAGTTAAATGCTCCACTACTATTTAGAAAAATTCCCATCGCGGTTAAATTTGACCTGTAATCTTTGTAAATCTGTCCTGTTCGCCAGTTATATTTATAAAGTGTTTCCGGTTCTGTTTGGTCTTCAATGGCTATATTGACCCAATATTCATCTAACTCTCTTACCACGATGCCCTGAGATTTATAAGCGTAAATAGGATTCATCAATTCTCTGATCTCATCTTGTATGGGAGAATCAATTAATGGAGCTGTGCTTCCGTCAAAGACGTGAATCCCTTCACTCCCTAAAAATATCTGTTGCCCGGAAGGAAGCTGTTGAATGGTGGCGCCGGCAATTGCACCCACCCCTGTCGCCCGTCTGTCAAATCGCATAACGTCAGACGTGGAAACGAGTTGCCCGAGGTATATAGAATTTGATTTATGAACCGTTAAATATGACCCCATCAATCCCATCCCCGTCATATCTTCCGGGTCGTCCAAAAGATCTATAGATCCCGCATTCCCGCCGCTCCATACCTCGGGAGAGCCTGTGTCGCACCATTGGATGCGAGAGTAATAAGTAGCGCCGTCATTTATGTATCCCAAAACTAAGTAGGGGCCAAAGGCTTGTATGAATTTGGCTTTTGGGGGAGAACCTCCCAAACTTGAATCCATTCCGGCTATTGATACCTTTCGTATCGGGTCGAGGCCGTTGGTGTAAACAGCTATTTTTTGGCCTGATAATAAAGGGAAGGCAAAATTTACGATGTCACTTTTCGCTCCTGTCAAAGGAGTTGACGTTATTGATGACCAGACACCTGTAGTCTTATTTAATACTTCCACCTTTGTTAACCCGATTCTGATGAGTCGCGTAAGGCCACCAACTTGTAATTCAAAAAGCCGCATCACCCTTTCATTTAACGAAGCTCCTAAGGAAATGCTTCCGATTCTCTTTCGTATGATACCGCGATTGGTTTCCATGTTCTTTATATTTGCAGCCGAACGGCTGTCAATATATTCCGCAGGCCTGTCTATCATCAGACCTTTGCTTGGTAAGGGAATATTTAACTTAATGCCCATAATTACATTCCAAAAGGTTTGACATTAAAATTTCCTTCCCCTGAATTGGTTCTCTCTTTTCGAGAGGCATAGATAAAACCGTTTTCAAAAGATTGTTTGTAAATAGAAGCCTTTTCAAAATCGTCCATCAGCATATACAATCTTCCCAATACATTGTCTCTTAAGATGTCTCGGTAGGTAGAAGTGAAAGGAACACCCGTCGTGGCACTTGTAATAATGCCTCCTCTTGTTGAATACGCCACTCTATAAGAAAAAATTACACGATCAGGGATGGGTCCTATTTGTATTGCGCCGCCATACACACAAAAGTCTAACGGGTACCCTCTGTCTGCTGTAACATTTATGTCGGGGTACTTTTGATTGAATTCATGTTTGGTTAGTTGGATCAATGGCGTCGCATCTCCTCCATCTTCAACGGTAACTCCTAATAATAATCCGAAATCACTTTCGAGAGCTAATCTATAATCGCCCAAAATACTAATGGTGTCCGTGGTAATTGTCTCAGCTTTCGCCTCATCAAACATGAATCTGCGGCGCATTTCTTGGACAGCATCGGTCGTTTCTTCGTATACTTCAGTTTCTTTGTCCGTCCTTTTAAATCCCCCTCTCAACACGTAAGCGTACCAATCAGTTCCTGATAAGGATCCCGCACCCGCCGAGACGACCGTAGTCCCCGTCCAGTCGATACTTCCTGTGTTTACGATGGGATCATCTTCTGCTTGCGATCCCTGTGCAATCCTCTTGACAAAATACTCATAAGTCCCGCTCGAGGTTATTCCGACTGGAAAACTTCCAAGGTAAATTCCAGAAGATCCAACTTCAGCCATCGCAACATCGTAATTATTATAATTTGAAGCAGAATAAGTCTCGAAGGCGGATCCATTCCAGAATTTACCAGAAGAATTTAATATTAGAGCGTAACACGACTCCCCTGTGCCTGTTGCGCCTCTCAATTCGTTAGACATAAAATCTCCTTAAAAATATACATTTGTAATGAATCCATTTTCCACATCAGCTATTATAGTTGCTGTTGAATCTTTTAAAGTGCCTGTGTATCTGTTGCCAGAGACGGCTATCTCTGAAAATAGTATCGCCAAATTCAAGTCTCTCTCAGCAATTACTCTGACCATTTGAAGAAATGCATTGGCAACATCCGGCGGAAGTTTCCCTTGCCATGTTGTTCCTAATATATCTATCGGGAGTTGTTTAAACGATATCGCCATTTAGTATCCTTCTCATTATTGTGGAGGCATCGGCACCAAATTCCGACGATCAACTTGAATTTCGACGACGGATGATTTATCGGATTCTTTTCCGTTCTTGTTCGTCGCTGTGGCCCAGAACTTAACCAGTTTATTCTCTCCGACGTTGACCGATACAAACCCACTCCAAGATACGTCATGCCCGCCTTTCGGGTCAGTGGCCTCTAGTTGGATCGCCGGAGTCTGGCGACCATCAATTTCGTACCACGTCGTTGTAAACGCTAGGTTATCTATATCAGACCCGTCGGTGTTCTTCGTTGGCTCAACGTAATTGACTGTAAACAGAGGAAATTCGCCGCCTTCGATGACTGTAAATATTGCTTCCATTTTGTTTGGCCTCCTATTTTTCTTTTTAAAAACTGCTTCAACTTGACTATAAATCTTTTTAACAATTCTACAAAGCCTCGATCATAAAATTTGTGCATATCATGGAGTTTGAAATAGAACCCGTTCCGAATGTAACGGTCATATCCATGGCTTCGGCTGTGCTGTTAATTGATATACCTCCCCCATTTTGCATATCCCACCGGATGTCGTTGCCGACAGTTGTCAGACTTTCAAGGTGGTTGAATTTAGAGTTCGCTCGAACCTGGGTCGGCGTTGTTGCCGTAATGACAGCGGTAACGTCCCAATTATCCTGAGCGATTGATCCAATCGTTGGTGTTTTGGCCGCTGTGTCGAGGATAACGGTTGACCCCTTTTTGATTTGTATTCGGATGCTCGGGGCTGTGACCGCAGTTGAGTAGTATCCGGCGGCTGTCATTCTGATTGAACGGCCTGTTTTAAAGAAGTTAGCAGGGAGAGTAAGGGTACCAAGCCCTTTCCCGATCAGCGTTGATTCGCTGGTCGTATTTGAGACAGTGGCGATATTCGTTGAAACAAATATTCTGCCAATGAAGTCTTGTGATATTCCGTTGACGCTTGCTCTCATCGTTGCGTTTTCAGTCGAATACCATATGTCACCGTCCACTGGGCTTGACGGAGTCGCCCCCGTTGAAATGTTTAGCGAAGCGGTACTGGCGGTTGCAGATATCAGATTAAGTTTCAGCGTAGCCTGGTGGTTACCCAGGTTGTCGCCAGCACCGGATACGTCAGCCGTCGAAGCGACGTTTACATAGTTACTCCCGTTGGCTGACAGTCGCCATTTCTGTAATCCAGCGTCATAAATGATACGTCCTGCATTTGAAGGGGATACTGCCGTTGCCGAACCACTTCTGGCTTCGTAGTAGGCGATGTTCGATCCTCCGAAGTTTGTGGAGGCGACGATAACGGCGTAGGGGTCTATAGCGCCCGTGACTGTTAATTTCCCGTTTACTGTGGTTGATCCTACCGTCATGGTTGACGAGGACTGGACAAACCCTGAAATAACCAATGTGCTGACGTACATAGTGGCCGAGGACGGGTAGTAGGTAAAATTGGCTGAACTGGTTAAGAACGTATCGGTAGCAACGTATACGATCCGGTTGGCGACGTGAGGGCCGTTGTTCTGTGCAAATTCTCTGGTCAATGTTCCCGTCGTTCCCGTCCCGTAGTATTTGTCGGTTAAAAACTCTACGTTGCCAGCGGCCCTGCTCCCGCCAGTAGCTAAAGACCCAGAGGCGAACCGCATAGGAGGGATGGACGTGGTTCCAGCGGCCATTTGAACTCTGGCAGACGGCGACGAGCTTGTTCCAAACGAAGTTCCGGTGCCTGTTATGTACTGAGCGTATCCAAACCCGCCGCCGCCTGTTCCGACAAGTGTAACGATTTGCCCAACTTCATCCGAAGCGCCTGTCTGAAATATAAAGTCGGCAACTCTATATCCGTTTAATTGATTTTTTGCTCCTATTTCACCGAGTCTAATTCCCGCTCCTCCATAACCTGCGACAACAACTGATCCGTACCCGCCTGTTCCGCCGCCGCCATTCCACGATGTGAGGCCAATATTTTCATTGTTCGCTGAATCCATAATGGATATGGCTGATGGGAGAGTTGAGGTGTGTTCGGTATGTTTTATTAATAATCCGGCATAGTTGGTATCTGTTCTATGGATAACAATAGGAGCGTTAGCATCAGGCTCCCCTCCTATTCCCAATCGCCCGTTAATAGCCGCATTTGTTTCAACAAGAAGTGATCCTTCTGTGTGAAATCCGTATGTGGAGGTTTGGTTTACGTACGATTTTAATATTGCCTTAGGGGTAACCGTATTGCCTGGAGCGAATGTAAACGAATCGTCGACCAGACTATTCACATATCCCGCATCATAAGAATATGTATACCCGGAAGAGTTAAGGCTTCTCACGACTTTATATCCGTCTGCATTTGCGTCATGTGTCCACGATATGTCTGCTTGATACGTATCTTGAGTAAATGTGAATGGTGAAGTTTCAGCAGGAGCGGTAGAATAATAAACTACACCTCCCACAGTTTTGTAGGAGTAAATTTTATATCGGACTATGTCTCCCGTTACAAAGTCTGTTCCTGCAGGTCCTGTTTCAGAAACAGAAGGCGACGTTGCGCCGTCCAGGGTTGCTATGACATAATTATAATTTGCATATGGGGCGTCAAATCCAAATAGAAACCCCGCTGTAGCGGTGGCGTTGTAGATTGTTGATCCCCCTCCTCCGCCGGAAGTGGGCGCGGAAGAAACTTGGAATGTGCCGTCAGGGAACCCTATCCCCGTCGAATATACAATTACATTTCCTATCTTGATTTTATTATTTGTTTCAAATTGATTGTTGGTATCACTCCAATCAAGTTCTCCGTCATTTACATTTGAGTCAAAAAGCATACGAACAGGGACGGTCGACATGGCAGCGAGCGTATTTGCAAACACAAACTGCTTCGAGGAAGCGTTTATCTTGAAGTTAGTTCCAGGGAATCCACCACCATAAGCGGGGCTAAAAGTAAATTGATCGTTCTGCGAAAGTATCTTGCCAGTAAAGACCCCCTGATTCTTGAAATTTATCTGAGTTCCGATTACCGATGTCCCTGTGGAATTATTTACCAGTGACAGCGGGATAGCTACGCCATCGTTATCTGCCATTATTTGGACAGTTGCTGTTGTCAAATTTACCGACGAGGAATAAATTGTGGCGGCTGTATAAGTAGATGTGTTAACGAGAGAGATTGTTGAACCTGAAATTCCAAACTGGGCCGAGATTGTCTTGGTGGCGATGTGGTTCCCAAGGTTATCTCCTCCTCCTGCGCTGCCGGTTGTTGGGGCTGAGGAAACTTGCACCGTCCCATCGGGAAATTTGATTGACGAGACATATACTTGCCCTTGCACAGTCAAACTAGACCCTATAATATCAACATTGTTGGCAACTCTCAGGCGATTTGATACAACTGTTGTGCCAGGGTAGATGGTGAAATAATCTGCGGTCGAGCTTCGCGCTTTGAAAATTGGGTAACTAAGCCCTTCAGTCGGGACATACGTGATAAGATCCATAGCTGCGGAAGCGCCGCATTGAGTCCCCGGATAAGCTAAATCTGAGTAAACTAACACTCCTCCGGGACAATATTGAACCCCGAAAAAGTGACTCGCACTCGCTTTCGGCAAAAAGTCTATAATCCCGCTTTGGTCAACCGTATTTGAATAAATCCTTACCTTACTTTCATGTGCTCGATCCACAGTATTGTGAGACAATGTCAATATAGAAGCATTTGAAGCGTTATCTAAATTATATAAGCCTGGCTGAAATGCTCCAAACCCGCCACTGTATCCATTAAGGCGAAGATATGATTCGGCTCCTGTAGCATATATATAATTGGTGAATGTACCTGAGGAGACCTTGAACTTTTGATCTGAAATAGAGGGATCATTTGAATTTTGTATATATGATGTGGACGTAGGAGAGAGACTTAAAGTGGCATCGCCCACTATCGCTCCTCCTTCTAACCCATACCCGGCAACAACCGCTGTTATATCGCCTCCCCCTCCTCCTGTCGCTGAAGATACTTGGACGGTTCCATCAGGAAATTGTATCCCTCTGGTAGAAATATAAACGCGGTTATTGAAGGTGGCGGTAGAAAGGGTAAATTGGTTGCTTGTGAAAAATCCTCTCGTCGTGGTGCTATATAAAATTGTCCCTGTATTTCCAGCTATAAAATTGAGCTTTACATATCCCATGCCGTTTTGATACGAAGAGCTTTCTTGAGGACCTATATTTATCGTTGACGTACTTGAGGGAGAATTTGCAACGATCTCTATTCTGTCTGTGGCCTGAGAGTATATGTACGCTTCATGGTTTACAGTAGATATTTTATAAGGAGAGTATACGGCCGCGCCAGCAGAATCTTGAATCAATTCCAGCATGGAGGTTACAGATCCTGCTATTGGTGCAACAGAAAAAATCAACTTTTGCTTAACGTCGCCGCCTGATTCATATTTTGCTGATATTTGCGCCATATGATTTGAAGTGCCATCATAAAAGTCTACAATGGCATTATTCCCATTGGCAAGAGGCTTTGTATTTATTATTTTTATGCTAGGGTAAGGCGCTGAGGCGGTCGAAGAAGAATAGATTAATATCCCCCTTGTAAATGCTCCTGTCGAAACACTGAAAACCTGGCTGGTAGTTGAAGGGGTGAAAGAATTTTGGATGTAAGACGTACTGTTTGAGATAAACGAACTTGTTGACACGCCTGTAGATGGCGAAGAAACTTGAACGGTTCCATCGGGGAACTTAATTGAGACAACCGACACCTGCCCTTGGATGGTGGCGCTTGTAGTAGCGACAAAGGTGGATGCTAAAACTCCGTAAGTCGATGTTATACCGGGAGTTGTGCTTCTGTTTGAAGAAGTTAAAACGTCGCCCACATTCTTCAATGTGATGTATGACGTCATCCCTGAATTGTCAAATACAAGAGCCTTCCCGTCTGTCACTTCTAAATCTTGCCCTACTTGAACGGGAGATCCGTAAGGAGCGAAAACCCTTGACGCCCTGCCTGCTGTAAAGTAATCATAAACAGTCGCGCTAGAAACATAGATTGATGCTGACCCTGTACCTAAAAATTGTCCCGTGAATTGAGCTGTGGAAGCGGTAAACCCGTATTGCAAAATGGCTGTGTGGGTGGCAGGGTAAAGATAAGATCCTCCCGAAACAGAGGGGTCAAGGGAAATGATCGCTTTCCCGCCCGCCTCAGTTATGAGAAATTGAGAGTCGACAAAGTTTAAAGTGGACGTGTTGACGAAGTATGACAATCCGTCCTCCACCCTTATCAATGTCCCGCTTCCACTTGCTCCGGGAGAGGTTTGATAAGTTCCTCCTGGCCACAATATGCCTCCCGTTAAGGCGATGGTCGAGACGGATAAGCTTTTGGTGGTTGTGGAGTAAGAAAAGGCTGGGTCTGCGCCAAAACTGTTTCGCTTATTAAATTGAATATTCCCATTGGTCCCTGCAGGAGGAGTTAATATGCCGCCAATGTCAGCATACGCTCCTCCCGCCAGACCTAAAAGAACGACTCCAAAAAGGAGGCGAAACAGTTTCAATTTTAGTCCTTTCGACCGTACAATTTAATACTTAGAGCGATTCCGCCATTAGTGGGGCCAGTGAAATTGACCCGAAGATATTTGTACCCGAATTCCGCAAAGTCCCATATCGAATTACTAGCAGAAGAGTAAGTGACAGAAGAATATGTGACAGTAGATAGCGTACTGAAATCTACATTGTTATTACTTGCCTGCCAAAAGAACCCGTTCCCTGCCGCAGCAGACAACGCGATAGGATTTACACGAATGATAGAATTATCAGTGACTCCCGTGATGTCTATCTTGGTGCCAGCAACAGCGGTTGTGGATGTGGTAGCGAGAGAATATTGATTTTCATTTAACTTAATGGCGTAATAAGTGGTTCCAAACGATAAGCCTGTTGGAACTGACCCTGCTGTAGTCGATAAGAAAACTTTCAACCCTGTAGTCAATCCGTGATTAATCTTTGTGAATATATCGGTAGAAGGATCGACATCAGATGTTAATCCTCCTGGAAATCCGCTGCTTGTTAAAAAACCTGCCGTGGAAGATCCCAACGAATAATTACTGTACCCCGGATATAACGCAACTACCGTTACAACTCCCAAAGCTGATGTTGACGCACTTACTTGGGTGTTGAGAGTGGTATTCGCATTGATTGATGTGGATATGTTGATGGCGGTAGTTTGGCTGGAGGAGTTAGCATTAAAGTCAACTCCCTCTGTAAGTACCACTCCATTTATCATTATTGTATCCCGATTTATTCCGCCTGTAAGAGTAGAGGCGGAAAGTTTTAAGTTGGTAGCGTCTGAGCTTGTTATTGGCAGCCCATTGCCTGCACTTCCATAAGAAACGTATTTAATGGTTACAGTCGCTCCCGAGACAGTTGCGACAAAACTGGGATGCGCATCAATTTTATTTTTCAAGTTTGTTGCCGCTGTCGCAGAACTAACTCCTACTGCCGACCAATCAACTCCTTCCGTGAATACTGTCCCTGCAATAGTAACTGCATCTCCAACGACTGTAGGCGTAGACACGATGTTTACAGTTACCGATGCTTGCGTTCCTATAAGGCCTGAAGGATTATTTCCGATTGTTATAGTTGCTGACGCTCTCGCCCCCATTGTGGAAATAAAAGTAGCAGGCGTTCCGTCACTATATGTTGCTTGCGCTGAGAACCTATCGTAAGGAGAGACGTCAATAGATTGCGTGAAGTTGACGGCGGCTGCTGTCTTCGTAACCTCAACCCCTTCTCTTTTTTCGGCATTCGCCGTCTTGCTAAATATCGGCAACAAGGCCGTCATCGCTAACACAATCTTTAATATTTTCTTCATTTTAGTTCTCCATTGTTAGATTCATAAAAGTGTGGGGATTTTGAAAAGGTTCCCCGAACTTTAGTGGAAATTACGTTCCACTTCGCCCAATAACAAGAATCTCAGCAGTAGCGCCCGTCCAGTCTGTCGCAGCCGTTCCGGCCGAAGCAGTTGTGACGAGAGTAATAACGAGACCAGAGTGGGTTGTAAAAGCACCCGCCAAGGCAGCGTCATAACCCGCAGTCAATTTCGGAATCGTGAATAGGATTTCCGAAATGCCGTGAGTTGCTAAGGTTAAGGTCAAGGTATCGCTGGCACTGGCAGGGACACAAGTAATTTTTAAAACCTTGTAATCGCCTGAAAACTCCGTGCTTCCCGGTGAGGGAAGAGTTGCAGTAATGGCACCCATATTAGATACCTCCTTAGATGGCGGCCGCGGCATCAACCGCGATCACGCCAAATTCTTTTGAGTTGAAGATTGGTTTCTGACAGCCACCGATGAAATTGGCGGCAACACCATCTTTGTTCTTATAGTCGAATTGCTCAACAACAAGCGCTTCTGGATTAGAAGCTTCAGCGACAAGAACTGCCTGACGTCCACACAGCAGGTTTCGCGCTACGTTAACAGCGCAGTCCGTCCCGGTTGCGGCACCACGGAAGCTGTTTCCAGCAACCGCTGTATCCAACCAAGGAACAAACTCGTTTTCGAGAATGAGAACATTGGACCAAAAGCCCAACGCTCCTCGAAAGACGGGGTTGTTGTCGCTGCGTTGTTTTGCATATTCTTGCGCCGTTTTCCAGTCGGAGGATTTCCGAAGGTCACGAGCGCAAAGAGGATGAACATACATCACGTAGAAATCCTCTCCTTCTCCACTAATACGTTGCAACTTGGGATTGGCAAGTGTCGCCTTTGTCGCGGCATCTGTGATCGTATCAAGTGTCAATTTATTAGCTGAAGTGAGAGAAGCCGTCGATACTCCGCCCGCGTTAAGATAGCGAGCACGGGTTCCCGTGTACGCTTCGTCCGCATCAGGAATGAAGTCGGGAGTGTTAGACCAAAGGGCACGAGTACCCACAACGATACCATTTACGTCTGTCAAGGTCGTGTTGGTAACGCCACCAAGTTTAAGGAACAACTGTTGCGCCATAAACTCTTTCATCCACGTTCGCAAGTTTTCACGAGCGACAGAGATTTGGTCGTAAACCACTTTCTGAGCGTCCAATTTACCTTTGAGACGAACAGCATTTCTGATTTGGTCGATTAAAACCTGCTCAGAAAACGAATTCATGGACTCTTCTTGTCCTTCTAATTCGTCATCTCCGGTAACTCCGAACCCAGCAAGACGAGCAACAAGACCGAAAGTCTCGGTGTCGCCTTTTTGCTTCATAAGATCTCGGTTAACCTGAACCACATTGTTTTGGTCCGGGCCCATAAACCTCATGATATTTTCAACATCACGCATTACGTCGTCAAGTAAACTCTTAGACCATAGTTCTTGACGAAGCGCGTCAATCGTAATTGTATTGGCCATTTAATGGCCTCCTAAACTTAACCCCGCATCAATTGCGCCATCTTATCGGGATGATCCTTCTTGAATTTGTACCTTTCATCAGGTGACATTTTCAAGATATCTTTAATCGTAATGTCAGATACTGATATAACACGACGACCATTAGATGATCCTGGCAAAGAGGCGCTTGAATTTCTGCGTTGGGTGTTTTCTTCAATACGCTTCATCTGTTCCGGCGTTAGGCTGCCGTTTGCCTTCGGATCTGGTTTAGGAGTTCCGTCTGGATCGGTTTTTTTACCGTGTAAAGGATGCAGTTGGCCTAGTTCGTAGGCAATCATGGAGGCGGTATAGTCATCTACACCGTATTTATCAGCGGTTGCCGCTGTGACTTGTAAATCTTTGAGAAGTTTGGCGATTTTATTTCGTTTCCAAGTCTCCGGAACTTGTTCGATGTGATTGACAAGGTCAGTGGCAAGCTTAACAGTATCGTCAAAGTCAGGATAAAGCGTCTTAGCATACTCTTCTTGCGTTTTCATCGCATCAGCAACCTTGCTTGACCGCGAATTAAGCTCTTCTTGCTGCTTGTTGATAGCTTCTTGCTCAGTTTTCTGCATCTCCCTTAATTGTTTTAAGGTGAGAGGCTTGTCTTCTGGATCAATTACGTTTCCGTCCGCGTCAACTTCAACAGAAGGCTTGTTGTCAATGTTCAGCTTCTGGTCTTTAAGCATTTGCAACTCAAGAGCCATTCGATCTCTCTCGGATTCAGCTCGTTGTCGCGACTGCCTTTCATTCTTCATTCTGAAGTACATCGCTCTTTGCTCGGTGCCTGGGCCAAAAGCGTCCATGAATGCTTTTTCTTGTTCGGGAGTCTTAAATGTAAACTCCGGGAGAGACGAATCAGCTCTACGCTCAGGTTCTACTTTCGGTTTTTCAATGATCGGCGGTTCTTCTTTTTTGGCAACAGGCTTAACAACTTCGCCCTCTTCAATCATGCCCCTCTTTTTTGCCTCGTCAATTTCTTTCCCGCTCCATCCCTTCGTCTTCAGGTCAGCAATAGTAACAATTTCAGGCGTCTTTACAGCTGCAACTTCAGGTTCCGGAGCCAACTCTACCGTTTTAATCTCTTCGCTCATATTATTCTCCTCGTGTTTAACACGTTATCGTTTCGGGTTGATCCAACCGCCTTGCCCGTTGTTCAATTTTCGATACCATACTTGAGACTTTGTTTCTTCACCTATGACGATGTCACCTTCGGGAGATTCAAAATACTTCTGCCCAGGTTGCAAGACGTCAATCTTAGGTTCTGCTTTTAATATCCCAGTCCCTTTGATGCTTTCTTTTTCTTCTTTTTTGGTTTCATTTTTAATCTCCTTTGGCGCTATTTGTGGTTTGCTAACTTCTCGCTCACGCTTGTTTTTTATTTCCATTTGGCACTCCCTTATTTATCGCATTTGCTTGCATCGCTTGCGCTTGTTTGATAGAATTCACCACTTTCGTCTTTGTGGATTGCGGCAACATACTTTCTTCGATTAACAAATCTGGAGGAATAAGTCCGGGATAAGTGGTGGCAAAGTCTTTGAGGTCTGCTGCATTAGCCATCTTCATCGTCTCACTTGACACCGATTCTCCGACCGCGACATCATAAGAGCCTAAATCGCCCGACAAAACTTCAGAAATAGATTGGACAACAGCTTGCTCATTTATTTGCATAACAGGTTGCCCATTCGGTTGCATGACGGGCATCATAACTTGTTGCCCCGTTCGAGGATCAATTTGCGGTTGCATTTGAGGTTCACCAAAGTTTTCCATGAGAAACGCTTCTCCCAAAACTTTCTTTGCTGTGTCTGTATCAAAGATCTTCCCCATCTGCGATAAAAGAAACTTGCCGGCTATTGTTCTGGACCTAGACAGGTTGTCGAACAACTCTTGCACCATCAGCAACCC